TTGAATAGTGGGTTTTCTGTTTGATGATTTTTTGCCATGTTTCACTCCTTCATTATTTAATAACATATTATACATTAGTTTGACTGGTTTGTCAAGCCTACAAACTATATTTTGTCGTAACCACATACTTACTGCCTGGGTTGACCATTACATTAAGTCGATTCATAAACTCTCTATCAAAGAGAATATGACTTCTCTCATCTCTATCGTCTAATGTAAATTCTGTTTCATAGACTGTGCCTAGAAATTCAACATCTAGTTTTACTACATATCTATCTTCATCATAATCTCTTAGGCCGCCAACTGATATTTCTTCTGTGCGAATTATATCACTCGTAATAGTTTTGTCTAGTAAAGACCATGTAACTTTCTTACCGCTGACTTTCATCTCGTCAGCGTGAATCACTGGCATACCAGAGTTACCTGTATCAAACTTAGCAACAATTTGCCCGAACGGTTTGATTGTAACAACTTCTTTATAACCACATTCAGATGGCACTTTAACCCAGTTCTTATTGTCAGCAAAAAACTCTATAATTTCTTTACTGATATTCTGGCCAGTTGCTTCTTCTATACCTTCTGTGCCTGGTGATGAGTTGACCTCAATCACAAATGGTGGTTCTTTTTCTCTATTCTTAGCAGGAATAAAGTCAACAGCAGTCCATAGTCCACCAACTGCCTTTGCAGCCTTCAGACTTTCTTCTATTTCTAATTCAGTTAGTTTAATCTTTTTAGGTTCTGAGCCTTGAGATACATTACTTCTGAAATCGCCTTCGATAACAGGTCGCATCATAGCCGCAAATACTTTGCCACCTAACACATGCACTCTTACATCATAATCTGTTTTGATGTATTCTTGCAACAGTAGGTCTGTATCTTCATCTTGTTTATGGAGTATCTGAACGATACTATCCATTGATTTCTCAGACTCAATAAACAGAACGCCAACACCTTTTGAGCCTCTTAGAGTTTTCATTATCACAGGAAACTTTGTGTCTAGGATGTCAAATGCCTTGACAGAGTTTTCGGGGTCTGTTATTAAAACAGTTTTGGGTTGTCTAATACCATAGTCTGCAAGTTTAAGTGCGGTTCTATATTTGTCTGTACAGATATTGATTGTCTTACGACTGTTTGCAACACAGATACTATGTTTTTCAAGTGTTGAAACAATATCTAACCAACTATCTTTTCTCACAACAGAACCACGAATAACAGCAATCGTATCACTACCGTGTACTACGAAACCTTTTTCATCATCTTTATTGTGAAGTCTTAGAACACCATCATCAAATGATGTGTATCCGCCAGAGAGTTTGTATAGATAATTCTTCCACCCAAGTTTCTCTGCCTCTTCCCTTAATCGGTCAGCAGTATGAAATGTTTTTGCCTTTTCAGGCTCATCAGTAATAATAAGTAACTTGTACTTTTTATCACCTTTTGCTTCTGTAATGAAATCTCTAAACTTCGGAGCCTTCGTCATCTACTTTTTTACCTATATTGTATTTTGCTTGTAAGTCCCAGTCGCTCTTATCTTTGAACGCAAGAACTTTAATCTGTGATAGAGGCGCCTTGTTCTCTGCCTGCTCTTTATTTAATATAGTAATCAAACCCCAATCGCCCAATAATTGAGCAATAGTATTCCTTCTTTCAATGTCATTCTCTGAAAAGTTTGCAAACTTACCATCTAGTGCAAACAGTTCTTTAAAATGTACTATGAAATATCTTCCTTGTTTGTGTAGAATATGGCATGATTGGAATAACTTCTTGTCTTTCCTCGAGGCTACGCCTATTCTTGTTAGGGTTTCTCGAACCTTCAGAAAATCATCTGGCTCTTTTAATTGTACTTCGAGCATCTTTTCAGGATGCCAACTATTATCTAACTCATTCATTTTGTCCCACCTTTATATAAACTTTCTTTAATTAATTTCAATTGTTCTTTGGTGAGTATGTCGAGAGCAGACTTAGCCTTTTCATTACTATATCCATAATACTCTTTTACACACTCAATATCTTTAATCTTACCAGCCTTCAGAAAAGGAGTAAACCTTTTCTTCTGTCTTATACTATTTAGTAGAAATTGAAATTGCATATCTCTATCAAGGAAATGATTTCGATTCATTTCATTGCTGAGCATTACGGTGTCTTGAAAACCAGATAGGACTTTGTTGACCATAAATGCAGGGTACTTCTTTTCCCACATAGGGTCATCAGAATCCATCAGATTCTTTTTGGTGTGATTTATCGCAGGGAGATAATCTTTAAATAAATCGTACATTACTTGAACTTCACTTGGGACATCAGTTCAGTCAAACATGCAACTAGATTAATCTCTTGGTCTGCCACAAAGGCAGACTTGTATTGATAGTCAGCGATAATTAAAACAGCATGAGGTATTGTTGCAGGCTCAAGTGTTGTGTATAAACTATCATATATCTTTCTGAATATTTTAACTGGGTCATTGTCAAGATTATTTACAACCCACTTTCGCATTTCGCCAAACTCTTTACCTTTCAAATGTCCTGTTAAAGACTTGAGATTTTCATCAGAGATATTTACAAGAACGCCAGCATCAATCGTGCCTGCTACTGAATATCTTTGCAGTTCATTGATAAGTTTTCTGTTGTCTGGGAAATGTTTGTTGACAAGCTCTGCAATTACAGCCCGCTCATAGGCAATATCTTGTTCTGCAAGAATAAATCTTGCTCGTTCAAACAATTGAGCTGCAAGTTTAGGTTTATCTTTGTTGTTGATTCTAAACTCAATGTTTGAGAATCGACTGTGAAGTGGTTCAATGATTCGATTCTTAAAATTACAAGTAAGAATGAATCGACAGTTCTTGTGAAACTCCTCAACAAAGCCTCTTAAAGCAGGTTGTGTTGATTGAGGATTAAGATAATCTGCCTCGTCTAGTATCACTACCTTTTTACCACCAGATAGCGATACAGTCGAAGCAAAGTTTTTGATTTTGTTTCTGAGAACATCAATGCCACCTTCTTCTGAACCGTTAATCATTATCCAATCACAGTTCATTTGCTCACACAATGCTTTTGCAACTGTGGTCTTGCCGACACCTGGGGTGCCTGAAAATAACATATTTGATATTTCGCCCTTGTCAATAAAGGACTGAAACAATGTTTTTAGAGATTGTGGTAGTATACAATCATCAATTGTTTTTGGTCGATACTCCTCGACCCATAGAAAGTCTGTACTCATAATTCACCTTATTCATAATATATAATATAAAAAATTTACGCATTGAAAACACTATCAGGTTCTAATGCAATCCAATATTCAATTGGCAGTTTTGTGTTTTTAAAGTGAGAGATAGACTTTGATGATACGCCGACATCATAATCGCCAGCCATCATTTTAAGATTTTCTACTTTAAAATAAAAGGTATAATCTGCCGTTGCATTTTCGCCAACAACAATATCAAAATTATTAGATGTGTCATTTTTCTTATCACACACTTTCAACACAACATTACCACCTTTCTCGCCGACAAGTGCAAGGTCAGGTGCTTTCAGAATCGCAGCCATCTTTTGTAGTTGTGCAAGATTAGATTCAGACAAACTAAATGTTACATCTGTTTCAGGCATGTTGACATCTTTGGTTGGTGCAACGATTACTGACGGGTCAGAATAAAAGTATTTCGCCTTTGCACGACTGCCTTCAGCAGAGATTGTCATATGTTTATCTTCTAGTGTAAGTTCAGGTTTATCTAAACTAGACACCACAGATAAGAATTCGTTCAAATCATAGATGCCGAATTCACTATCAAATGATTCTGAGATAGTTGCCTTGGCAAAAATGTTTCGCATTGTAGAGATTGTATTCAGTTCACTACCAGGTTTGATTAATATGTTTGTATTAATCTCTGAGAAGTTTTTAAGAATATCGTGGGTATTGCTATTTAGTTTCATTATATAGTCCTTTTAATTAAGTAATGTTATTATACATTAAAGTCATGGAGTTGTCAAGCGATTGGGCCAATTAAATGGCCCAATCTATTTTCAATTAAGAGATTTTAATTGAACGAGGTTTTTTCTCCTCGGGAACTATCTTCTCTAAATCGACAATCAACATACCATCTTTTAGTTCAGCACCATTAAC